GCCTGACCCAATGAACCTTGTAGGTATTCGCTACCACCACCAAGATACGCACCGCCAGCAGTAGAACGAGTTAGACGAGCAGCCTCAGATTCCGGCTGACCTTCCATCATAGAACGATAGAAGCCAGCACTAGGATCATAAGCACCCATGCCCATAGCCTCGATCTTTCCGGCATAAGGACTGGTGTAACCCATCTGTTGAGATATGAGATTTTGAGCCTGTGCCGTTAGCGGAGAACCTGCTAAAGCCCTCTGCTCAGCCATAGACATCGCTTGCTGAGTCGCAGCAGATGGGCCTACAGCTAGAGTGCTAGGAGCCTCCGGCATAGCCTTATACCGCTTTTGGGCTTCCTCTAAAGCAAAGGTAATGTACGGCTTAAATTCCTCGCTTATTTTTGTTTCGCTTGACTGTCCACCACCGCCCATATCACACCTCGCAAATCCACTTTCTAGGACGAAATCCGTATGCCTTTGCCCTACGATCCCAACCCCTTCTATGGCTAGAAAATGTTAGGTATTTGGCATTAGAATTCCTTGCCATATTCTTGATGAATTGTAAACCTTTTTCAACTACCTGATAATCATTTTCTAACGTCCAAGCAGCCCAAACATGAACCTCATGACCTAGTGGCTGTAGTATAAAAAAGCCAACAAAGTGCATATTTTCTAACGCTATCCATAACATCGATTTCTGATTAAACAGATCGACGTAAACATCTTCAACTATCCAAGGTTCAGGGCTTTTTAACTTTATTTCATCTAGCCCCGGCTTTATCGTAGGCCACCAGTTTCTAATCTCTTGTTGCGGTACAAAGTTAAATTCTGTCATCCGACTATGATGTATCCGTAAGTTTTATTTGCTACATTATTTGCCCAATGACTAACAGTTGCATACCCTTGTTGCCTATCCGAAACATATAAATTAGATGTTGCAGCAGGAGCAACATAATTCATTGTTGCTATAAGTGAAGCTGTACTTGGTCTGGTTGGGCTGGTTTGTGTCGGATAGAACTGTAAACTAATTGCTGCGTTAGTTGCTGACCAGTAAAGCTCGACGTAATCATTTTTTTGTAACTCAATAAAATAATTCCAACCGACAATAGCGTGACCATCAACACCGCCATGACTATTAGGAACAGAAATAAATCCCGTCGAACCACCAACATCTGACCCATTCTTTCTTAGCCAAACGCTAACATCATGCAATTGAGTATCTGTATTCTGAAATTGACCAGACCATTGCAAATTGTAAATACCATAATCCCTAACATTGATTCTTGAACTATTGCTAATGTACACGCCATTAGAATAATCCGTTGTATCAAGTGTCATTGCTGTGGCTGTGTTAGCCGTAATGGTTTGATCTACAACGCTTTGAAACGCCCCATAAGGCGCAGAATCATTCTCAGCAGCGTCAGATACCGGAACAAAGAAAATCAGGCTGTCATAGCCTATACGCTCGTCGTAAAGGGTCGTTGTGGTGGCATTACCTGTGGCTAACGTCAAAGTTCCGGTGTTATTCGTCTTACCGTCCATAATGCCACGAACAACCTCACTCGTTACGCGAGGATCAGCACCGAATACGGGTAACGTCCGAAACTTAGTCATCGCATCCCGGCTTTCTGTACTTCAACATCTACCCCAACAATCGTATCCCAAGTCGTATCACCTGCTGCTGTCTGAACAGAAATCCTATGAAATCTACCATTAGACCTTAACGGGCAACGACCATCAGTATTAGCAGAAACATAACTAGTGTACTGAGGAGGCGCAGATAAAGCCTGACGAGTCGCTATAGCTACTGATCCTGTAGAACCATCAACGTAAGGACGAGCCATAGTCACCATACTAGGGCCAGCATCTATATCACCCGTTGATACCGTTGCAGACATTACAGCACCGTCAAACACAATGATCTTCTGCGCTCTAACACCTGCAAATTGCAACAATCCACCAGCCCATACCGGAGAATCTAGCGGAATATCTAGCGTATCTAGGTTGTTATCGTAGTTATCAACCTGCTCTAATGTTGCAGAAGGCGTAAGAATGTAAGAAATCGACGTTACATTCGTAGAAGCATAAGCCCAACGCTTCAACTGGATACTGTAAATCAGCAATAAACTACCACCTTCCTTAGCAGGAAAGCACCAAACAGCTAGTCCTCTAATCGGATCAATCGCCGATGACATCGTATTGGCAATATCGGTCAAAACAGCCGAGTCAAAGAACCATCGATTAACTTTTTCTAGTCCAATAGGCTGAACATTCTGTCCATCACAGAGATAAAACCCGTCATCAGCTAGAAAATACGTTACGCCACCAAACTGAGCGATAGAACCAGCAGAAATACAGCCCAAAGTGCGAGAAATAGCGTCAAACTGGAAGAAAAACGGGCTTCCTGAGTACGTCATACGATAAATCGCACGTTCTAGGAACACTAGACCATACTCACCACCCGCTAAACCTGTGATATTCCCACCATCAGGTAGGTATTGAGAGTCAGATTGACTAGACGCACTAGCAACCCAATTCAATTCGTTGTTGATGTCAGACCAGTAAACCCTAGATTCCTCACCAGCAACATATCCAGCGACCACAAAATCTCTTACAACCGTCACAAACCTAGCTGTAGGCGCATTTCCTGTCGCTGTAATCGTCGTACTCGATACCGTCTGGCTAGCACTTACCGTATAAGTACCTGAACCACCTGTTCCAGTACCGTAAGCAGTAATCTTAGTGCCGCCTGTAACCCCTGTACCGCTAATAGTCTGACCCACTACTACACTTCCATACGCTACCGATGAAACAGTCAACGTAGTGCCTGAAATAGAGCCTGTGAACTGAGCATCGTCTATTCCATAAAAGTATGCACCACCAGACAAATCAAACGCCTGTAAGCGGTCTAATCCATTAGCTAGGATCATCTTTGACCCGAACTGAGTCACATCCCACGAGGAAACTGGCGTATATCCCGATGTTGTTAATGGGTCTAACGTCGTATCGCTAGAATCGAACTTATAGACCTGAGTAGCACCAGCAGCGAATAGCGAGTTCGTACCAGCGTATTTACCTGCAAACGCTACTAGTAAAGCCTGACCTGCATTAGCCGAGTAATCTGCTGCATCTCGAATAGGCGCATAACCGTTAAGTACCGGATAACAGTTCTTAGCGTCTGTAACGCCTCCAGCTATACCCGGCTGATCTGGTGTCCATTCACCAAAATTTATTCTTGACGTTGCCATGTATCACTCACCGGAGAAACTTTTATCCATTCTTCACCGTAGATCATGCCTTTAGCAGTCACTACAGAACGACCCGTAATAGAACCCACAGCAGATGACCGAGTAACGCCACCAGTAGCACGAACATCAGCCTTACCTAGAATCTGACCACTTGCCAAAACAGCATTGTTAGCAATAGCCGTAAATATTGCTCTGCCTGTGATAGCACCTGACGCAAACTTAGCAGTACCACCAGCAGCCGTTACCGTTGCAGTACCAGTAATAGCAGCAGTTCCAACCCGTATATAACCGCCATTAGCTACTACTGTAGCTCTGCCTATGATAGAAGCATTGCCCTGTATAGCACCCTCATAGGCCGTTACGATAGCCCTACCGAGGATAGCAGCAGACGCTACAGCCTGACGAGTTCCAGCAGCCGTTACAACAGCACGACCAGTAACGCTACCAGTCGCAGGAACTAAAGTCGTTATCCTGAGTTCGGATACAGCAGCAGACGATAGCGGAGAAAATCCGAGCATTTATGGCTCCACAGGCCAAGTTACATCCCAAGGGAATCCTGCTTGTGACGGCACATCTCTTAAGCCCTGACGATACGCTGCCCAAGCAGCTTTATCAACTGGTGCATCCTCTACCTGAGTCCAGTCTGAAGCAGTCAGCTTACGATTACGTTCTGCCCGTACTGAATCAGCCTGACGAGCATCTAAGGAAGCAATAGCGTCAGCGTCCATATCGGCTACTGAGAACTTGGTAAACCATTGCCCGTTAATTTCCTCAACACCATCTCTAAACGCCACCTGATAGCGCGTCGGTTGAGCTTGTGGGCCGTTTAGCACCGGATCAGCACCGAAACCATCTAGCAGTTCTGCCGTTAGCTGCGGAGGAAAGCTGGTGTTCGGATGCAATGACCTGAACTCTGAGTCGGTCATCACTTGCCCTGTGTCTCTGATTCTTAGTTCCATGATTTCCTCAACTGATCGCCAAGAAGATATAACTTGCACTGCTTACGTTGATGTTAGTTGCGGCTAGTTGGTTGACGATAAACCCGCTGTTGTCTGGATCAATGCTGTCATCTGTAGTTACTTCTGCTGCTGTAGTGTTTAGTGACAAATGCGGGTCATTGGCTGTAACAATACCCCGTGCGCTATCCCAGACGTACCAATCACCTGTTGAGTCAGTGCGCTTAATCATTACGAACCGGCTACCCGCAGTAAAGCCGCAGTTAATAGTTTGGGTTGTGCCTGTGCCGGTGTAGCTGCCTACTTTGGATACGCCTGCGACGGTGGCGAATAGATAGGCGACGTAGGTTCCTCCGCTTGCATTTACATCTGCGTTAGTGCCGACAGTAAACACAGAAGCGGTAGGGGTTGTGTTATTCCAAAACGTAGACGATGTTATGGTCGAATCCGTTCCGTTAAGGCGCAAGCAGCCTGTATTACCAACGGCAGTTACATAGACTCGCCATCCGCCACTCGTGTCTCGAAGCTTCACAATCATCAACTCAGGAACGACACCTAAGTTGTGCGTGAAGGTTGCATTCGCCCCCGTTCCCGTATAGCACACCACATCAAAGAAGCCGGGAGCGCGACGGAAGTAGTAAGAAATCTGAGATGCAGAAGCCGGATAATTTCCAACTAAAACTGAAGTATTCCACCAGTTATAGCTAAAAGGAGCAACTGCCGTTGATTCGGCATTTGTGCTGTTAGACCTTAAAAAAGGAGCACCAGTACGGCTTGATGTAGAGGTTGCATACCCTCTCAGACGGTCAGTAAACGCGTGGTCTTCTACAATTGATCTGAAATTTCCAATTTCAAGGTCAACCGGAAAACTTGTAGTAATGGCAGTTCCTGCTGTGGACGTAACAGCCGATGGATAAAAAACACTCGTCCCACTCGTCGGCGTTTTCATCGGGCCACGACGGATGGCGATGTAGATGAATGTGTTTGCCGCAAAACTGGCCCCTGTGATAAATCCAGTAGCCGTTGGTGTGATCCACTGACTTCCAGTTACCTCTGATCCGCTACTGTTTGGGAACAGTCTTGCACTGTCTGTCAAAGACATTCCACGCATGTTGTCAATAATCTGCCAACTAGTTCCCGCTGCGGCTGTGTCCTTGTACAGAATCCATTGAGGCTCATAACCAAGTGTTACGGTTTGATTTGGGCCTGTGAATGTTGCACACGAAATCACATTGTCCGTACCAGCAGCGCCAAAGCCCCCTGCGTCGTGAGCAAATAGGTAGGCGACGAATGTGTTGCCGTTGTTATTTACGCCGTTGCCGGTGCTAGAAACAGTAAATGATGTGCTGGTTACGCTAGGAAACCAATCAGTAGCGGCGTTAGAAAATGCGCTTGTGGTATTTAAATTTCCCACACCCGCAGCGGTTCCCGAGCTA